GAAAGACTGTGTAGCAGTCTGACTTAAATCGAAATAATATTCAGGCAATTCTGAAATATTAAAGTAAGTACTAAACGGTCCCCAGACGTATTTGTAAAACAATTCATATCCATTGGAGACGTTTGAAAGCACAGAAACAGCTTTAGAAATAATCCTTACATCCTGCGGCATTACATCTTCACTGATAAAACGACCTGATACAACTAACTTTCTTAATAATAAATCTTCTGACGAAGCAAGACGTTCTTTATCATTAAAAAAGAAACCTAAATAAAATATCTTGTCACCTGGTTTTGTCTCTGTTGACTTGTCAGGATCGATGATACATCCAAAATGTTTACTAAAGAACAACGTTAAATCTTTAATTGTAATAAATTTATTATTTGTGATGATTAAAGTATCATCAGATTTAACTTTAAGTTGAACAGTATCTGGGTCTATTCCGTTAACCATTAAATAGTATTCTAACATGAATAAATTAACCACAGTACCTAAGAAATTAGTAAACACACTTCCGCTAATTAGTCCTCGCGATTTCTTAAACACTAGGGGATCGTACTTCTTGGAACCACTGCCTTCCGCTGAAATACAACTAATTAAGTAAGCAGCTACTTGTCCTTCAATAAGTTGATCAAATAAATCAGACTGCCACTTATTGAGTTGGAACATCGATTTGATGATACGCATACCTAAAATTAACATTGGTCCTGAAATTGACTGGTCGAAACCAGAATAATCAATGGAAATACATCGGTCATAACCCTGAGCATTAATCCAGATCATCCTTTGTTCTTCATAGTTAGCATGAAAAGAATAAGCACAATCCATCGACGAATTTAATAATTGATAATGTAATATTATTGGACGCATGAACATGTTCTCAAAAATATTAATCAGGTAAGGACAGATATAAATTTGTCTAAATTTAGTGCCTGACTGACGTTCTTGTGTTCTCCAAGCTACATAAGTAACGAAGAACTGCGAGATATACTTGATATCGTTTCTCAAAATAATATTAACAGCCTGTAAAACAGTTTCATCCCTAACA